TGTTTCCCATTTAATCTCCATTTCCATAGGGAGGGGCACCTGTCACCCCGTGCCCCCCTGCGGGTGCTGGTCAACTACGACAGCAAATCATCAAACGCTGACTCGATATCCGCCACGCCTTCAATGCCAGTGTTCTTGGCAGAGGTAGTGGTCGTGGTATCGTTGCTGTAACGAGTGGACTCGGAGGTAGTTGTGGTCTCCGTCTCACCCAAGGTATCGTTAAGAACCTTTTGGCAGTCCTCGTAACTGGCAACGTCAAAGACATCCGCAGCGACTTTGATGGTTTCAAGAAGAGTGTTGACTTCTTCTTCGGTCTTCGCCAAGGGTGAGGTGCGGCGCATTGGGCGCACATCAGTCGTTGGGAATGATTGACCCGACTTCTTGCCGTAGTCAATGCGAATGTCCGTACCCTTTTCGGTATCGGTAATGTCCCCGTACTCGGGGTCAAGGACTACATCAAGTAGTGCTTGGTAGGTGGTGCGGGAAAAGCCCCACCAGCGAACGCCCTTGTCCTCTTCGCCACGAACGACGATGGGAGCGAAGATACGCATCTTAGGCCAGAAGCGTTTGGCTGCTTCCTTGGAGCCGTCAGTGCCTTCGTTCCAAAGACTGGTTCCCCACTCTGCAATGGGATCTGCATCGCCATTCGTGCGTGGACTGAGGACAGTAGTCTTACCTTCGGCACCCATGCCGTAGTGGTAATATGCCTCAAAGAATGGATCGCCGTTTGGCGGGCATACTAGTCGCAACTGGTGCGTGCCCTCGTCTGGCTTCCAAAAGTTTTCGGAGGAGTCTCCTCCTCTGGTCGTAAGAGCAGCGTGCTTCTGCCGCATCTTTGCAAGATCAATACCCATGTGTTTCTCCTTTACTGGTTAGTTGACCGTGATCTACTATACCACACCAGGAGAGGGTGTAAAGCTTTTAATTATAATTTATTCTTCGGGCGAATCAGCCGGCGGCTCTTCAATCTTAAATATTTTAGCGACCTTAATTGGAACGACTCTAAGCTCACCTTTGACCGAAAGCATTACACTATTTGAGTAATTTTCCCAAGAAAGTTTAAGGTGCTTGCCAGTCTGTCCATCGTGCTCTAGCGCAATTGCTTGGTTAAGTGCGTTTATAGTGTACAGACTATTTGTTTGTTTTTTTCTATGAACCCGCATTGTGAACAAGTTTTTATTATAAGGCTGTCCTTTTACGGGAACTATATTATACGTTAGTATTTTATTTTCTGGCTGTTCAATATCTTCCAAAAGGAAAATCATATTGTTTGTCAGTTCCAATTGGTCAACAATCTTCTGAACCTCTTCCATCACTATATCTTCAGAATTTGTGGTTAAAAAGGAAGCCAGTAGAATTCCTCTCTTACTCTCATACCCCATCTGTTATACTCCCATAATATTATCGAAGTATATAGTTGGCAATAGAATCTTTTTACCGGGATTGTTCGACTACTCCTGTATCTCCTTGGAGTGAGCAAGAGCCAAAACAAGGCGATCTTCAAAAGTAGTCTGATAGACTGAATAGCTTGTACTGGATTCATTAGAGCTAGCTATGTTTTTAGTCTGGTTTTTTATCTCCCGCATCAAACCACTATCTTCGTCTAGTTCTCGTGACGGAATTCCAAAATAGTAATGAATATCCTGGATGTTTTCTAAGGGGTACAAATATTGCACTTCAGCGTTTTCGCCGATTGAACTTACGCCGAATGTCGATATCCTACACAAACTATCTGGGGCTGTCTTGTTGCTAACAATTGGATCGACATGGTTAAAATAATTAATCATAGCTATTAAGTAAGAGATGAAATTATTAATGCTTTTCTCGTACTCTTTTATCGAAACATCCCCCATCATCTCTTCGGCTATAGATCGATCTAGAAGGTACATCCTCTCAAACATGCCACTCCGAGCATACTGCTGTAAAACATTAAAGACTATTTTGTTATCTCTTTTTTGAACCTGTGACAAGGTATCTCTGTCAGGGACAACATATAGTATACTAATCTTAGAATCTTTTACCTGTTCTAAAATGGATAATGACATTCCAGATATTGGCTCGCCTCCAGCGACGACGAAAAGAACCTCGTCTGAAGATTTAATGCTCCTCAAATATACTGAGATCTCACTAGTATCTATCAAGTCTTCACACTCTTGGATATCATCGGGCTCCTCAACCTTTAGATCACCTCGACCATTAAGGTGGCTGCCAATTTTATAAATTCTATATTCTGGGTGTTCTGTAAGCTCTTCAGCAATACCACACCCAATTTTGCCCAGCCCAATTACCTTATCCATTATTGTTTTACTTCCTTTAAGTTTCCTAAGTTTTTGCCCTTGCTTAAATTTATTTTAAATGACCCAAATTTCGTAGACTCCATAAGTTTTTTGATCGAACTCATTAAATGCTCGTCATCCTTATGAAAATCTAAAACAATAGCATCGTGTATAACACACGCTATCCGAGTCTTGCACCCACTGGCTCTCAGGAGGTGGTCTATCTTTAAACTCTGCAATAAGGTTAAGTCAGCCGCAGTTGACTGCACCACATAATTCAGGGCATGGTGAGCGTCTACATTTTTTATCTCTTTTTTGTATGTTGTCTTTATGTTTGTGCCGTCCCAAAACTCTGATAAAATCTTACCCTTCTCATAAAATTTACTTAACACGACACCCTCTTCGCTAGCAAGAGCCGCCCTAGATCCGTAAAGCCACGCAAAGAAAGACTGCTTAACCTTATCTCTCGACATCTTACCACCAAAAACCTTGCTAGAATGAAACTCATGTATGTCATACTCAGGCTGTGGAATGTCCAAGAGACCAAGCATAACCCGAGCCTCGGCACCATTAAAGTCCATCTCCAAGAAGTAATCATTGTGAGGCTCAATGATATCTCTTAGACTTTTCTTAAGAGTAAGTATTGGAAAAGATTCTTTTTTGGTAGTTAGGCGTCCAGTGACTGTCCCGAATTGATTATACTTTATATAAGGGGTAACATTCTCTAGGTTGTTTAATTGATTCTTTTCTGCCTTTGAAAGATAAGAGCGTACTTTTCTCTTGTTAATCTTTAGTGGCTCATTTGAGATACTCTCCAACAATTTGCAAACTTGAAGTGAGAAATCATACCTCTCAGGTTTTTTGTGATTATCCAAAACATACTTTGTAATGTCATTTTTTACTTCACACATATCTATCAAGAAACGGCGAGGGACCAAATCATAAATGCAGTTGTCCCGCAAGTCAACTCGTGAAAGAACAAGGCTCCTATGAAAGGCTGTTAACTTGTTTGATACGTCCTCCCAGTCATCTCTCAAGTATTCAGGGATGCAGTCTGCTATCTTTTTACCCTCTAGGTATAAACTCGCATACTCTATCTTTTTACCACGCAGGTGCTCGGCGTAGCCCCACGTTGCTGTCAGATTGTTAGGAAATTCTCTCTCGTCAAAGTGAAGATCATTGTCACAATAAATTCCGACACACTCTTTTTTGTCATCTAGGGTTTGGAAAATCAAAATTCCTACTTTCTTGTGTCGTCATTTTATCACCTACCTTATCAAAAGTTAAGAAGTCGGTAGTGACAGGACCAATTAAATTTTCCTGGATATGTCTCAAGGCGATTGCATACTTTGTGCCCACTGGCTCAAGGGGCGCAAAATAATATATGTTCATAAAATTTTGTACATCTTTTAATATCATCGATGATGTTTTGTGGCTACGACGTTCCATCAACCTCAAATTGTAATAACTCTTGAGAGACCACTTGTCCCTGTATAGACCAGCTTTTGGTCCGAACAAGGATTCAGCGGAAGAAACGACTTGCCTAAAAATAACCTCAGTTTTAAATTCTGGTCTCAGAGGGTTGATGCATTTAAAATTTCCAAATGCATCAGACAACCTTCTTTTCGATACCACTGGGACCGATGACACATATGTGTTATAAAAATCAAGTAAGTATAATTTTAAGACATCCATATCAACGCTCCACGTTTCCAGATACGCTTGTGTGAAAAATTCCTTAAATATATCCTCTTCGGTTGTCATATATTTTAGTTCCTCATATTCCTCATAACCTGGAGCGTGTCTAATACAATCCTGTATCCCATCTACATTGGAAAAACCATATGGTTCTGGGACGTTGAAATCTCTAATAAAAGGAACATCACAAGGCAACAAGTTATTAGACATGGGAACTGAGGGTCCAGACATCCTCACACCTGTCATATATTCCCGCATAGCTGGTGACCTTATGTCTGCAACAAATCTCCACGGAGCATTTTTATCTATGACAAATCCGTAATTACTAGCAATTCTAATTATTGCTGTAAAATTCTGGTCATACAAGAACTCATCGCATTTAGTATAATCAGCATCGTGGGTAGCGTCGCTAATCTCTATTATAAGACCAGTATTAATTGGAGAGCACATTATGCTCTCAACATACCCAGTCATGGTCATTGAAGAACCTCTTTTAATCGCTGTCTCAGAGAAGTCTGTGAATACCCGAAGGAAAGAATTAAAGTCTCTGATTTTTTCATCGTTAGTTCCCAGAACAGACATGAAGATTTCAGAGAAAACTGGGTAAACTTCGTTCACCATATAGTCATGGTACTGTGTTGGTATACTTTGCCATGCTTTTTTTGCTTCCATCTTAGCATAAGGACCAGAAGTGCTTAGGCGACCTTGCGTTGTCTCATCTCGCACTTTTTCTATGAAATCTCTCCAAGCATCTGCAACAAAATTAAACGTGAAAAGAGGCGCAGGGCTATTGCAATATTTCAATTGCTTAAGACGATCCTCTCTGAGAATGACTGGGTTTCCTAAGGAATTTATTCTCCCGTAAAAACGATCCTCTTGCCAAAAATTAAAATGAGAAAAAGGGGCTGCGGCTGGAAAGACCTCATTCCGATAGCGAGTTCGATTTTCAAAAGTTTCTATTGCGTCTGATTCGTTTGAAGCGACAGAGAAGTCGTTTGGGTCTTCGGCAAGAGTTGGTTTCTTTTCTTTAGCCATTTATTTATCCCGTCCCAGGTCGCTTTTGCCACATACATGTTAAAGTAGTTTCAAAAGTAGACATTGATATAGAGTTACTTGACTTGACAACCATATAGTAACCACCTAAACCCAACTTAGAAGCAACAGCGTTACCAAGAGCTAGGTCAGCATTGATATATATTATCTGTCCATTTCTAAACAGAGTATTACCAACCATTGTCAATTCAAGATCCTGTGGCAATATCAAAGCAGAGCCCTCTTGACTATTTTCTATATTAAGTGCTCGGAGTTGTGGCATTTTTTTCTCCGAGAAAGAGAAAGTCTTAACAAGACCTCTATCGGACCCCAAAGAAAAATGATAAATCCCCTTAGCCGTATCCTCTGCAAAACTACCATTAAGGTTACGGTTTGTCTGCTCTGCAAATACGACAAAGTAATCATGTCGGGCAGCAGAAATCTGACTATTGCCTGAACCTTGTTTTGCAGCAAGCTCTTGTAACTCTGTCTCTGTTATGACGGCTCCTCTTTGAAAATCTAAAGAGCTTACAAAACTAGCCATACTAAATGATATTCTTGGCTTTTGCTTGCTCGCAAATGCATCATTAATAACCGGAGCAACAAGGTCATTCAACAAAGCATCAACAAACCTCCTGAAAGAGATAGCGGTTACTGGTGGTTCCGACTGAACAAATGTCTGCAAGAACCACTGACCAAAATAATCGGCAGATATAGGAAGATCAGCCAACGGATAGGTATCTGATACACGAGCACCCGGAATGTCAAACATTTCTGGATTGAAGCTCCCCAGGGTTACCCTTGGTTTTACTCCTACGAAAGAGTGCATTCCATTAAGAGCTTCTTCTAAGATATCTCCAAGTTTAAAATAAAATAAATTTATCTTTGTCTCCGACTCTTTAGCATCAGGGGATATTTTTGTGTTTCCAGCAGGGTCTAATACATTTGCCTTTCCTTGGACTGATTGCTTTCTTTCCTTACGGGCTTGGTCTTCTAGTGCCCGCTTCATTCTTCCAGAAGCAGTCTTTTGCCCATCTTTATCAGCTTCGCCAGACTTTAATTTACCAGTTACCCTGGGTTTTCTTTTAACCCCCGAACCATCGTCTTTTGGCTTCAAGAGGTTTCGAGCCTCACAAGTCACATAATAAAGTTTTCTATTCTCATAAAGATTTGTCATAAATTTAGCATATTTTGTATGCCTTATTTTTGAGTTCACCACTGAGCGTGCCGACAAACACGCTTCGATCCCCTTGTCAAGTTGTTTTTTAATTTTAGAATTATTCTTATCAAACCGATCAATATAATCTTTATAAACACGCAATATTGCAAGCTCAAATTCTATGTCGTCAAGCGAGATAGAAAATCTATCACCCTTGGACTTATCTATTTGTCTTGCAAGAATTCCTTTGACCTTTGCTTTCTTAGTTGGTCGGGTATGTGCCACCCTGTATACCCCAGAGCCACCAGAGGCTCTGGCTACGGGACCCTCACCTCTGTAAGCATAATCAGTATATTTTTTATCTGAGTCTAAATCCCCCATTGTCTTCGAGATAAAAATTCTTTTCCCCTGGACAGGTTTCTTGTTATCAGGATCTTCCAATACATTGGATACATACTCACTAGCCATGATCGAGTCTAGTGAACCAACATAATCTATAGATAGTTCAACTTGTCCCTCTTGTCTAAAGTTTAGTTTGTAGGCTACTAAGTTTAAAGCTATTACTTTTTGTGTTGCTTCAATTGCTTGTAGAAATTTATCATTTAGATTTCCCGAGATGCGTCCTCTTGGAACTGCCCAGCCGACCCTTACCTTGAGAACGGTAAGTTTTCTAGCGGGGCGCTTACTAGCAGCAGGCGGCACGCCTTTTAGCTTTGGGCGCAAGGTAGTACCAAATCGGTTTTTAGATGTCGTAAGACCCGACTCACCCATAAGATTAAAGGCTTGTGCCAATGACCACTCTATCTTCTTTCGCTCATCTTCATCGTCAGTATTATCTTGAGGTGGTTGTGGTTGTCTTAGTTGATCAGGACTATTAACAAACAAGAACTTTATGAACTCTTGATTCAACATTTCTCGAACACTGCCAAAAAACAAAGTCACATTTGCTTTTAGTGTTTTATCGCCCTCGTGCTTGTTGTCAAATTGCCAGTTAAATTCCTTAACCCCGACACCTGTACCCAAGGAGCCCCTATCTCCAAGAAGAATATCCTGTGCATCTTTCAGTTGCGCTGAATTTGCTAACACTTTCCCGTCAACTGCCCTATCGGACATCTGAATATAATCACTAAACAATATTTTTTGGTCGGGAACCGTGTCGCCCTTGCCGGACTGCTTGCCTTCAGAATAATAAAACTCCATCATTGGTGCCAGGCTACCAAGTTGATCTGGGGTTGCATATACGAAGGATGACACATCTGTTGGGTTTGAGAATAATGACAAAAGAGTATTTGGCTCATCAATATAATTTACTAAATGACGATACGGCTGAAATGAGTCCTTAGTGAGACCATTGTTCGCTCTTTGGGCAGCCATAGTTTGCATAAGCAACAATTGTGCTTTCTTTTGCCTAAACTTTGCAGCACTCTTTGCTTTCTCGTTCGCAGTAGTCATTTGTTATCCTATTCCTGACTCTTAAAATAATCCATAACCAACTCTAGCGGAGCGGGAATGTAAATAACATCTCCAATTTTAAAATGCGCCTCAGTTGGTTTCTTGTTATACCAAGCGATGACCCACCACAAAGAAGGATAGCCATAGAATTCACTAGCAAGCTTGTATAGTCTAGAGTTAGAACTCCAAATGATTGGCGTCGAAGTAAAAGTTGCCATATCATCTACACTTGGGTACTTGAACCTAGCACTTGCGTATTGCTTTAGTTGTTGTAGGTCTCGATTAGTAAAGAACTTATCTTTATAATCCTGTGAGTCATTTATAAATACTTGCCGATCTGCATATCTTGAATACATTCTTTGTTAATCCTTTTTAAGAGCTTTTTTAGTAGCAGCTTTTGACTGCTCTGTACCAGCAACCGTGACTTGTGGTGCGGACTCGGCTACAGGAACAGGGCTGTTTGTTCCATATGGGAACCCTTTTCGACCACCTCTCAGGGCATACCCATCAGCAGTCTTTATCCAACCGAGCGAGTGCTCATGCAGAACATTCAACTCAAAGTTTAGCTTTATTGCCTTGGGTAGATATTCTACGTCAGCAGTACCCAAAGGCTTTTGCCTAGCATCTCGACCAATCATGAACATACCCAATTCAAAGTCAGGATCCATAGTAAAACCATTTAGGTATCCCAAAAGACCGCCGCCCGTAGCAGCATCCTGTATTAGGTTTCCGAACTTTACCCTAACCAGAGGTCCTTGTACGATATTGCTACCACCAGTGATAAGCTTTGTATTGCCATCGCCTCCAGAAGTAACCGGATCCGAATATAAAGGATATAGGAATGACAAAAGCTTATTAACCTCGTCTAAGTTTTGCTTAGCCTCATCGATAGAAAATGAAGGAACAATCCAACTTAGGGCAAGTGCTCTTCTTGTGTTCTGAAATGTTGGTATCGGGTCCATACGACCATAGACCTGCTCCGCAGACCATTCCGAGTTGTATGCATCGCTAAAGTTATCTACAAATGCAGAGAAAGACACTTCGTAACCAGTTGGGACATGTTGAATATCTAGTGTGAACCCTTCACCGAACAATCTTGACTCGCCGGATCCTGCGCCATCAAGTTTAGCTCTTTTTTTCATGAAAATGTTTTTGTTGTCTGCCATCTTTTGTCTACCTAGCTATATTCATGCCGTAGCT